CCCAAAGATAAGCACAGGATTTGGTGGATAGGTGGCGGTAAAGGTAAAGAAAGAAGTAAGTTTTACCCTGGAATTGCTAAAGCTATGGCAAATCAATGGGGAGATCACATATTAAAGGGCATGGAAGTATGAGCGATGCAGTCAAAGGCGTGGTCTTTATTGATGATGCGATTAATCTAAGTCAAGATGAATTAAAAAAGAAGTTTAAAGAAGCGGTTGAGAGAAATGAAATCAATCACTTTGAAATACAAACGAGAGGTAAAGAATGAAATGTTTTAACTGTAATGCCAATATGAAGCTGGAAAGAGAGAAAGATATCAGTCGATACAATAATTTATTTAATCTTAAATTAAGTTTTAGCTGTCCTGAGTGTGGAGCGGTGGCAAATGCCTATCCACCCAAAGATGATAACCAAAAGGTGAGTCATGGCGGGTAAAGGTGATAAACCAAGAGATTTAGTTTACAGCCAAGAATACAGAGATAATTTTGATAAAATCTTTGGTAAGAAGAAGCCAAACAAGGAGCAAAAAAATGAGACTGATTCTAAGCGAAAAAGATAAACATATCATCGTAACTGTACTCGGTGATTACGCCACCGAGATAGATCGACAGGCCACCAAATCAAAAGAAGATTTAGATACTTATAAAAGAATTGAGAACATTATTAGTCAAGTAGCCTTTGGGTTTGACAAGGAGGAGAAAGAAGAATGAACCATGAAATGATGATGAAATTAGCCATGATTGGCTTGTTATGTTGCCTGGTGGTATTGGTTAGCTTGTAGCAAAGCGCTACAATGCTTGTAGCATAACGCTACAACGACTATAGCAAAGCGCTACAACACTATAAGCATAACGCTACAAATATCCGTATATATATACATATATATATAGAGACAAAAACCCTTAAGGGGTTTTGTGTCTCTTAAGAAAGAAAGGAGAAGTATGAGAGAAGAATTAAAAAATTCCTGGTGGGTGAGCGCGGGGAACATTGAGCGCGAGCGCGAGAGCGCACTCATATCCATCGAGTTCGATAAAACCTTTCGCGATTATTCAAAGTTAAAAAAAGAAATCTGGAATCTCTACCGCGCGCACGCGGGGAGAGAAGATCTTTCTCCCGTAGCGAAACTTTTACTTTGGAGCGTGTGCGAGCGCTATCGTTGGCAGACTTGGAGCTCCCACGATGCCATTAGTTATTATTGCAAGATGATTGGAGTACATAGGACTAGCGCGAGTCGTGGGATGAGCGAGTTATTAGAGAAAGAAGTTCTATGGTGTGTGCTAGAGGGTGAGCGCAAGCGGTTAAGGAAATCGCAAGCGGGGGGTAAGAAGCATTTTCTATTGGTTGGTTTAGGTGCGCACTTGCGCGAGGTGGGGCGCGATAGCTAACTTGGGGAAGGAGAGTAGAGCTATCTTAGTGCGCCCCGTTGATTGGTTATTAACTGGTTAGGCTATTATATCTCCGTTAGGAAAGATTGTAGCCAAGATTTTAAACTTAATTCTTGGTTTCCTGTTGAGCGAGTTACCGCTCTCATCCAAGTATTCATTCTCCAGTTCGCTGTGATCGTGCGCGAGTAGGAGAGTGTGATTGGGTTTTTTCTTGGCGTGCGTGGGGTATTCGATTTCACCTATTAGGCCGTATTTCTCTTTCATGTGGCATATGTATTTGTGTTTTGCCATTTCTGATATTTTTATTAAACTCATTTTGTGTATTTGTACCCCTTGCCCCATCTTTTTTTCTTTTTGGTTTTAAAGTTACCGCAATCATCAATAAATATTTCATTTCCAAAAGATGTTTTACCAAAAGGATAATTATTTTTTTGATTTAATTTTTTTTGTTCTAAGATTTTTTTAAGAATCTTTGCTTCTTTAATACTAGAATTAGAAACTGTACTTGCGGTTAGTTCGCTGTTGTATTCAATTATTTTGTCAAAAGCCATTAAATATCACCTTGGTCTAAAACAACGCGCTTGGGGTCTCTCTCAAGAACTATGCGCATGGGGTTATCTTTCATGTGCGCTAACAAATTATTATCTTCATCTCTTAAATAAAAACATTTGTTATTAGCTATGTATTCCGAATTGGCGTAAGAAATCTTATCTATTTTGTGAGATTTTATATTGTGTTTTTTAATGTAATCAATATATTGCTCTTCTGCTATTTTATATTTTCTTGAACGCATCATATTTTGCACGGAATAATTTACATTGACAAAATTCTCAATAACATCTTTTTTAATCATTGAGTAAGTTTCATCTGATAGATCACCATTAAACAATTTTCCCGCGGGGTGTCCGTATGAATCATAAATATCACCTTGGATAAAAATGCTTGGTTCTTCATCCCATCTTATGAGATTGTATTTATCATAGTAATAAGACATTTTGTCATATATTCTTTTTATGGCTTTATAGTCTTTTTTTGTTTCTGCTAAATTTTTAGTAGTTTTATTTTTAACTTCATCTTCTAATTTATTTAAAGTTTTTACTACCATAACTGATAAACATTCAAATTCTGTTGCTGTTAAATCTAATTCCATTATCTATTCCCCCAATAATTAACGATTAGCCATAGTATTAAGACTATGACTAACCAAATTAAAAAACCAATACCAAAAATGTAGCCGATTGTTTCAATCATAAAAGACCTCTTTATCTTCTAGTTGTTGATTCCATAGCCACATTCCAAAGTCATAGCCTTGTTTATACATACTAGAGTTTTTGTTTTCATTAAAAACACCTAGTAATAAAGCATCTGACACGCCATCTTTAAAGTCTTTATTCATTAGTATGACTCCTGGATGATTAAATCCTTTTTGCGCTTATCCTCGTAAGTTTTAACAATCTTTCCGCATGGATAGGTCAAGAGCCAGTAGTCTTTACCAAAGTCTTTGCTCATGCTTGGGATGTTTTCCCTTTCGGTTTTAAGCAAGCGCCTAGCTTCTTCGATCATGTCTTTATGCTGTGTCATCTTTGCTCTCCATAACAATAAAATCTGCTTCACAATCAGCGCAAAGTATTTCTCCGTATTTGGTTAAATACAACTCATTAGTTTCACAATTACATTCATCACAATTTTTTATATCTGTTATTAATACGCTCATGATTCCCCCATTGGTAAATTTAAAAGTTTATCTATTCTGTGTTCGTCCAGCGATATAAAGCGCAAGATTTCCTCTTGCTGTCTGTGTGTGTAGCTGTCGAAGTCTTGTATATAATTTTGCGGGTTGTCGAATAGATCGCGCAAGTATTTGATTATTTCGCGCCTAGCGAATTGCTTTGGTGTTAGATTATTTATTTTCATAGTTCCCTCTTGGTTTTATAAGTTTTTAAAATGGTTTTTACTTTATTAACTAAGTCTTGGTAATTTTTCGCGCTGTACCCGTTAGCCTTGAATAGTTCCAAGGCTTTGGGATTGATTAGCGGGTTGTCATTGGTGTGCGCTAAGAACCAGTTTAATAACTCTAATTCTTGGCGGTTAATCTTAGGCTTGTTGAAGTTGTATCTAGCTAGGCTCATTGGTCTACCCCCAAATAATCGTCAATCCACTCCAAACATTCCGCTTTAGTTCCCCAGTAATCAAGGCCATCTTTTAGGCATTGCACATAATAAAAAGGCGTAAAATTATTTTTATCTAATGTTGAACCAATCCATTTTTTAGGGCTGTCAACATACAAAAGCTCAAATATGTTTTTAATAATCATGGTTAAACCTCTTCAGCAAAATATATTTGACTATCGCCAATCAGCACGCTGTCGTTAATTTCCCATTCAATAGAATCATCATCTTTTGCTAACTCCTCGGCTTGCTCTAATGAATCCGCGTATATGTACGCTTCTTTTTGCATGGTGTATGTTTGGGTTATCCTAAATTCTGTTAATGTGTCCGCGCTCATTAGATCACCTCCTTTTGTTTGGTAAAGGTTAAAGTTCCGCTAGGGTCTGAATAGGTAAGCGTTGCATCATCCTTAAGAAAATGTAACTGGGCAATAAATTCATCATCTAAGCCCCAATCATCCGAGTTGATGAGCGTATAGAGAGAAACCTTTTCTTTTGGTACTTCTCCATAACCATCAACCCAATCAACTAGGTATATCTTGCGCTCTTGTCTGATTCTCTTTTTAAGTTCATCAGCTGAACCCTCAAAGCGTTTATTTCCAAAGTTAGTAATAATATTCATTAGATCACCTCCTTACAGAAGATTTCATCCTGTGGTATTTTTACAACATAACCGCCATCAAGCGCCCATTCATATAATCTGTCTCCGAGGATTTCTTTTAACCTTGGCATATCATCATTAATAATTTTATTCCAATATGTTGGGGTTGTTGTGTATCTGATACCCGCAAGATCAACCTCGGTTCTATCAAAACAAGTCCAACTATTTTTTGGAAATGTTTTAACTTCTTCCACTTCATCCCAACAAAAAAACCCGCCGAAGTAATATAATTTTTCTCCGTTGATTGTCTCCGCTTGGATGCTCTCAAGTTCGGCTAAGAATTCCTCATTTTCTTTTTGGTATTCTTTGCTCATGTCTTTTAGTAAGCTTTTTTCATACTCAATAAAAGCATCTCTTGTTGCTCGGTTAAAATAAGGGTTCGCCCATCCGTTCCAATATCTATTACTTGGGTCGTATGCGCCCTCAAAGGTTGGGAAATCCTCATAATCTGAGAATGTAAATTTTCCTTTAATAAGATTCATTACGCCACCTCTTCAGAGTTAAGGATTTGATAGCAAACATTTTCAACAGACCACCAAGCTAAAAGATTTTTAAATGATGTATCACTGTTTATATTCTCAGCATAATCTGACCAAGTTCCCATAAACTCGAATACAGTTTTATATCCGAGTTGCTCTGTTTCATTTTCTAATAATTCCCATATTTCATCTTTATGGTCATCATAGAATTTTACTGTGTCCTCATAATAAATAAGATCATTACAAGCGCCATTGACACAGCCATTTTCAGATATGCTTTTTATGTCTTCTATTTCTTGGGTTTCTAATATCCAGTTTTTAATATTCATTTTTACTCTCCTAAAAGTAGTTAGTTATACCACCAAAGGCGCATATAAAACGCGCCTAGGTGGTTAGGGGGGGTTAGATCATGCTTTTATAAAATCAGTCATTATTTGGCTATTGCGCCTAGTGACATATTCAAAAGTAATTCTTTTATCTTCATAATAAAAACAATTAGATAATCCATATACCCAGCCAGCATTAGCCTCTGTTTTAACTTCTGTGCCATCGTCAAAAGTAAAAATATATCTTGGGTTGCCATTGATAGAATTTTTACCTCTTACACACTCAATACAGTTTTTTGTTGCTATTTGTTTACTCAATTTACTCTCCTTAATTAGTTAATGAATACATACCAATATATACACATTTTCACACATTGCAACATATTTTGATAAATTAATTATGTGTATTTGTGTAAATCCTTTAATATAGGGGCAGAAGGGAATATTAATTAATTACAATTAATTACTAATAAAAATGAATTATGGAACAAAAAACGCCTAAAAAGAGAGGAAGAAAGGCTTTAATTCTTACACAAGATCAAATTAATCAAGTTGAATATTTGGCTGGTTTAAATATGGGAGTCATGGATATTTGCCGTTCCCTTGGTATTTCTTGGAGTGCCTTTGATAAGAACCGCAAAAAAAAACAAGAAATAAATGACGCATTAGAGAGAGGAAAGGCGAAAGGATTAACTAGAGCAACTTCCAAACTCATGGAAAAAATAGAAGATGGAGAATTTCAAGCGATCCAGTTCTATTTAAAATCCGCAGACCGCGAGCGCTGGGCAGAAAAACAAGAAGTCGCGCACACGCTCAACCTTAGCGAAATAATCAGCTCCGCCAACGCGCGCATCATCGAACACAAGGGCGACGCGCTAGCGCACGCGCCCGAAGATATCGACATAAAACAATTAAACAAGGCTAAGAACTAATGAGAGCTTGCGCACGGGGTATTTATCTTCTCCCTTGTACCTACCCACGCGCAGAGCGCGCGAAGCTCACAGCGCAACTCTCCGCGCTTCTGATAGCGCGCTCACTTAATTACAGTCCAGGCGCGCGCTAGGGTGAAAGTTAGTACCTACTATCGCTGTATGACCCCCCCTTGCGTTTGGGGCGCGGGGCAGTGTACATGGAACTCTTGCGATAATTTTTTTTAATTTTTTTTAATTTTTTTTATGAAATATAAAGCCGAAGACGAAAAGAGATTGATGACAGAGATATGGTCAGTCAATGTAAAAGACGATCCATTAAACTTTGTTAAGTTTGCTTTCCCATGGGGAATAAAAGACACCCCCCTCGAAGACTTTAAAGGCCCGCGTAAGTGGCAGGAAAAAATTTTGCGAGAAATGACAATCCATATTGCTAGAAATGGCACTAGGGATTTACCAGAGATGTTTAGAATGGCTGTAGCTTCAGGTCGTGGTATTGGTAAATCTGCTTTGGTTGCATGGATTATTCTTTGGATGTTATCCACAAGACTGGGGGCTACCATCATAGTAACCGCTAACACCGAACAACAGCTTAGAAGTAGAACTTGGGCTGAACTTGGTAAATGGATGACTCTTGCAATCAACTCTCATTGGTTTCATAAAACCGCAACCACAGTCAAACCAGCGCCTTGGTTTCAAGAAGCGCTAGAGCGCGATCTCAAGATTGATACTGGTTATTACTACGCGCAGGCGCAACTATGGTCAGAAGAAAATCCAGATGCCTTTGCGGGTATTCACAGCTCCTACGGGGTCTGTTTAATCATGGATGAGGCTTCGGGTATACCTTCACCCATCTACAGCGTATCCGAGGGTTTCTTCTCTGAACCAACATCCAATCGTTACTGGTTTACTTTCTCCAACCCGCGCCGAAACACAGGCCCATTCTACGATTCCTTTAATAGCAAAAAGCGCTTTTGGCAGAATGTACAAATCGACTCGCGCACAGTCGAAGGCACTGACCAAAAACTCTTCCAATCGATGATCGAGCAGTATGGCGAAGATTCTACAGTCGCGCGCGTGGAGGTCATGGGTGAGTTTCCTAGCGCAGATGATGATACTGTCATACCGCTTGACTTAGTGCGCGGTGCGGTAGAACGCGATGTCACGCTCACCGCGAATGAACCAATCGTTTGGGGTTTAGATGTTGCTAGATTCGGTGGCGATAACAGTGCGCTGTGCGTGCGCCAGGGAAATACTGTCTTAGAAATAAAATCATTTGCCTCCATGGACTTGATGCAACTTTGTGGTGTGGTTAAAAACCGCTACGATGATTGTACTGTGATGGAAAGACCGCAAGAGATCTTGGTCGATGTCATTGGACTTGGTGCTGGGGTGGTTGATCGATTGCGTGAGCAGAATTTACCAGTGCGCGGGGTGAATGTGGCAGAAGCTCCAAGTACCAAAAAGAACTATTTGAACTTGCGAGCTGAGTTATGGTTTGCGATTAAGGATTGGCTGGCGCAGCGTGATTGCCGACTTCCTAATGATGATGAGCTTGTATCAGAATTAGCTGCGCCTCTTTACAAATATACTTCGACTGGAAAAATAAAGATAGAGTCAAAAGATGAAATGCGCAAACGCGGAATAAAATCTCCCGACAAAGCAGATGCTTTGGCTTTGACCATGGCAAGTTCGGCTGCAAGTTTTAGTGGAAGCGAGAGTTATTTCGGTTATAATTTCAAAAAACCTTTAAAATCTCGAATCATTCGAGTGGGATAGTTTTACATGGCAAAAGATTACGAAGACAAAATGGACAATATGGTCAGCGAAGAAACTGACATGGAGCATCTTGCTGGTGTTATTAAATCAGAGATGGATGATGCAAAAGATTTTATCCACCAAGTAGGTGCAGAGCGAGCAGAATCTACAGAATATTATCTTGGTGAACAACCACAAGCACAATCTAGTATGCAGTCTGAATTTGTATCGACTGATGTTAGAGACAGCGTACTTTTTATGTTGCCATCTATCATGCGTACATTCTTTGGTACTAAAAAGATTGTCGAATTTGTACCGCATGGCCCAGAAGACATCCAGGTTGCCGAGCAACAAACTAATTATATTAATTACATCATCCAAGAAAAAAATCCTGGGTTCCAAGTTTTATATGATGCGTTCAAAGATGCGTTAGTTAGAAAAAGTGGTTTTATAAAAGTTTTTTGGGATGATTCTATTACCGCAACAACCAGCGAATACACAGACTTAGATCCTGTTTCTTATCAGGCTTTGGTGCTTGATCCTAATGTAGAGATTGTTAAAGAATCTGTCACCATGGAGTCTATTACACAAATGGATCCTATGACCGGTGAAGAAGTTACGCAAGAAATTCCAGCTAAGTATGATTTAACGATTCGCAGATTAAAATCTAAAGATCAGGTTTGTATTGAATCCATACCACCAGAAGAAGTATTAATTTCAAGAAATGCTAGAGACTTAGAATCTGCATCTTATGTCGCGCAC